GTGTTTTTTTTTCAAAACCTAATTTTTCATACATTCCTCCATCAAACAACCTAACATCAGAATAAGAAATTACATTAGACGGTTTATATTGTTTTAAAAAATGTTTAAAAAGTTTTGACGCCGCTCCAACAACAGATGTGTCTTTTTTATTACAAAATCTAGTTAATTCCCACTGATTTTTATTCCCCCCCATTATTATCCTACCATTTGAAAACGTCATTAATGAAACTAATTCATTATTCAAAAATAACCCTAATTTTATTTTTGAATTTACATTTCCCTGTATATGATTTTCTTCTAAAAATAATTTAGACTCTTTACTGGTTACCTCTTTTATATCGCATTTTCTGGAATAAATTTTATTGGATATTAAACCTAATCTGTTTTTGATAATTGATTTTACAATTTCGTCTTTAAACAATAATTCATCTTCAAAAAATTGAATAAGTGTTATTCCATTATCTTCACATAATTTATGTTTAATTAAATGGTAGTTATTATTCTTAAATAATTCGTTATGCCAATACACTCCATTTATTTCAATTCCTAAATTTTTACTNGGAATAAAAATATCAATTTCTAATTTTTTAGGTAATTTTCTATAAGATTGAACGGTTTCAACATTTAAACTTGTTAAATAATNATTAATNTTTAACTCATAACCACTTTGAGAACTTTGTCCAATTGGGTTACATCCTATACAAACAATATAATTTCGTTTATGCCGTTCATATATTAATTGTTTTGTAATATTATAATCATTATTACATTTAGGACATTTAATTTTAACCGTTTCTCCGTCAATTGATTTAATGTCCAAATCTAAATATTTTGTTTTAAACGTTTTTAATGTTTGTTTTTTATACCATAATGATTTTGAAATATTATCGGCTCCATATTTAATTTGAATTGTTTGTTTTTGTTTTTCTATGTTATTATAATTTTGATTTCCGTATTTTAATTTTTTAGTTTTTTTACTTTTTTCAACATTATTATAATTTTCATCACCATATTTAATTTTTTTTGTGTTTTTTTGTTTTTCCATAAATTCTTTATATTCAGGATAAAAATCAACAGAATACTTCTGATTAAAGGTTTTTTTTTGTCTTTTCACCATTTCGTCTTTATTTGTATTAATACATATTAAAGAACAAAATTCACCATATGGTTTGTCAAATCTTTCTCTAAATTTAACATCATTACCACAGGTAATACATTTTGGTCTTTCAACTTTAAGATTAAAATAAAATAATATTTTTTCTTTAAACGAAAGTTCAAAATTAAATTGTAAACTATAATTTATAATTGATTTATATAAATCGGGNTCGTTTTTTTTTACCCAANTTTCTTTAGTTTTGTATCCAGACTTATTATTNACAGTAAAAAAAGAAAAATCCATATAGTTAAATATACGGATTTAAAATTTGGATGTAAAGGATATGTAAAATTTTTAGTAAACTAATATACAACGGTCCATTCTTAATTCAGTAGTAATTGTTGCTAATTTATCAGAATCATACCCAAGGGNNCCAAAATCAGCNCTAGTTAAAAAACAACCTTCTANAATCCATTTTTCAACNACAACACCTGTTGGGTCCAACATTTCAAGGTCAACATTTTTCTTGTATCCAGCTGCGTATCCCATACGACCTGTAACGGATTCTGCACATAATCTAACCCATTCCATTAATGCTTGAGACGCTGAAGGACCTATAGGGTCTCTAAACGTAACCGAAATTGGTGACCATTCAAATCTACCAGCAACATAAGTTGATGTGTTTAAAAAAGGAATTGGGGTTGAGTTAATTTTTATGCTAGGTCTTTTTGCTGNTTCAACAAACCATTCGTTTATACCTAACGTTGAAGGAAAACGCATAATAAACCTGTTAGCTCTTTTTGGTTCATACGGTATGGGCATTTTCATTAATAAATCGGCCATGTTATTTTGTTTTAATTGTTTTTATTTCTTTTATTATAAATATACNGTTATAAAATTTTTCTATTTACTTTTGTTTTTTATTTTTTATCATAACAATATAAAATTACTGCAGTTTTTTAATTCCGCCATATGTTGAATATGTTTTAAGATTATTTTTTGGGTTTTTATCAAAATGTCCTTTTATTTTTTCTANATTTTTTAAATCATCATCAGAAAAACCAATCATAGGTTCTCTTTCCATAAAAGAATTATTAACTTTTGTTATAAGTCCTCCATTTTTAATTAATTCTTTTAAATTACCGGCATTATGTTTTACATATTGTAAAAATTCAGTTAAAGCTTCAATNTTACCTTGTTCTGGAGAAGAGGCTTGATTTGANCCAAAACTNACTGGGTAAAATTTACAAAGATTTAAATATTCNTTAACTAATTGTTCTTTAGTTTCATTTTTATTAATAGGTTCGTTAGCAAGTTTTTTAAATTTTATAATGTTTTTTACCACTTCATCGGAATTAATTCCGTTATGATTTGACATTATGTACATATAAACACCCTTTTTAAGGGTATTTGGGTTATGTCCTCTTGCGGTTACTATTGAAAAAATTGAAGCGTGGTTAATAGCTTCTTTAAAATCTTCCCAAGCCGGACCTTCTTTAGCATTTAAAATATCTTTTAAAAACTTAGAATCCCCCTGAACTTGAAAATTTCTAAAAGAATTATCTGCAAATTCAACAATTTCTTGTCCCTCATACGTAAATGGAACTTTACCTATTTTACTTCGATATGTTGCAAAATCTTCAGTTGACATTCCAACTTCATCACCTTTTGAATTTTTTAGTATAATTTCGGTGGGCATTGTTACAATATTATCATCCCAATCAAATGAGTAATATTTTAAACTTGGTAGTCCTTCTTTATCAAAATTTTCATCAATTAAAAATTTAAAATTTTGATATTGTTTATTTGTTAATTTAAAGTTCATAATGGCTAATTAAAAAACAAGTTGACATTACATCAACTTGTTTTTAATAAAAATTTATATATTCTCAAACGATGCTCCAGTTGGAGTAATGTAAAAGGTTATGTCAATAAATTCAAGTGACTTAGTTGGTTTGATATAAATCTTACCAGTCAATTGATTTCTATCTAAATCAGCTGCGTCTGAAGAAACTGTTACACGAAAATCGTATAAACCTCTATCTCTTCTAATCGCATCTAATATTGGATTAACTGCGTCTAAGAAATCTTGTCTTACTTTAGCGTCATTTTGTTCAAATAATAATCTAACAGAAACTGCTGATATTAATTTACGAGCTTGTAATAACAATCTTCTTACGTTTATTCTATCAAGTGCGGATTCTCTAATTTGTAAAGTTTTATTTCCCCAAATAACAGTTCCAACATCAGAAAAAGTTGCAATTGGATTGATTCTACCTTTATATAAAGTATCTCTATCCTCTTGTGTTAATTTTTTTCTTGCTTTGATAGCGTTTACTAAACCACGTGTATAACCAGCCGCTGCGAACCAAGGGAACGCAATGTTATCGGTTAACGCTAAGTTTCTTGTAACCTCAGCGGTAGGTGGTAGGTAAATTTGAGTGTTATTAACACTATCTCTAGTTAAAACCCAAGGGTAATAAGTAGCGGTATAGTTAGAGTCAATTCCAGTACCTTCTAAATTATCTACCGATTCTTGTGGGTAAATAATGTCAGTTGGTTCTCCAACTGTTGGTGTAAATAGATTATAATCCGGTGTGGTACAAATATATAATGAATCAGCTCTATCGAATTCAATCATTTGAATTCCTCCTTCAACTAAATCAGAATTATTTAAATAATCAATACCAGGGGTTACAAATAAATTAATATTAACTGCCTCAGGATTAGAAAATGTGTTTATACCTAAAAGATAAGCGTAATAGTCAGAATTACCATATTCAATTGTGTTGTCACCAACAGTAATTTGTTTAAACGCTCCCCAACCTGTTGCTGTAGGATATTTAATTGACGGACAAGCTCCTCTTAAATAACCAGCTCGACCTAAAACAAATCTATCAGCGTTAGTTCTATATTCTCTGTAAATATCCCAACCGTCAAAACCTCCTATACAAAGTAAAGTAAATTTACGAGAAAATAATCTATAATATTGGTTTGAGTCATTTTCAGGGTCTGTTGTAAAAGATGATGCTCCAACAAAAAACAAAGGAGTTCCACTTGTAGTGTAATTACTAGATATTGTTAATGCACTTGCGTTAACATCCATATGATAACCTCTTGTTTTATACGCCCAATCGTCACCAGTACTATCTGAACAAACACTAAGAGGTAATTGTTT